GTTTTTTATTACTTGTTCAGTTTTAACTTCTTTTATTGACCTTTTTCTATGTTCACTAGCAAAAGGACTTGTTGGATGTGCTTCTGCAATTTTAGATTGTACTTCTTTCCAACCTTGGTCACTTCTATATGATACACCACTTACACCACCAACAATATTCATTTGAGTAATCTGTTGTTTGATGTGTGGATTCTTTTTTAGATATGCTTCCATTTCAGCAATGGACATCATTTCTGTAAATACCTTATCGGTTTTGCTATCGTGGAATGTATAGATTGGCATATTATTTTAAAGATAAATGATATAGTAATTGATTAGTTGCTAAAAGCATATCTTCTAATATACTTTGTAAATCTATTTGACCATCAACTTCTTTATTGATTTGGTTAATTCTGTCTGCTGTTTTTTGTACTTCAGATTTTACAATTTCTACATCAGCATAATTTAATATGCCTGGTCTTAATTCAGCACTAAACTTAATTCTTTCACTAGTTTTACCTTGGTGTGTTTCAACAAACTCATCATTTAATTTATTAAAGTTTGTGTAGTATTCACCTAGCGCTTCATGTTCAGAATAAGATTCTGTTTGCCAATGATATGATTGAATATCATTTAAAAAGTTAATATTAGTTTGTATAAAATTTATTATATTGTTCATATGATTATTTATCCTTTAGTATTCTGCCGTAGTTTGGCCAACCAAATTTATCGTGTGATTCTCCTACATATCTCCAACGTATAACTCCTGTATTAGGGTTTCTTTCGTAGATTTTAGGACGTTCTATTTTCGTTTTCTTTTTTTTGTTCATTTTTAATTCCTTCAGCAAACCACTCTGGCATTTTTGCTGGTGATTTCCATGTAGCAAATCTTTGCTTTTTCATTATATAGTATTTACGATAAGACGCAACTACATCACCTGGTACTTTACATTCATCTGGCATAGCAGGTGTAGCGTCTGTACCAATAACATCTACTCTAGCATTTTTAGGTGGGTGTTTTAGTATGTCGCCAAGTTTTTGAATAGTTAAATGGTCTTTGGTGTGATTGTATCTTAATTTGTATTCTTCATTAAGTGCCATCATATGTCTGTACAACCATGTGTAATTATATGCTGATTGTAATACCCATTGTGTAGATGGATGGTTTAACCAACCTGCTTTGTAGATAATAGCTTCTTCGTTTGAATTATCAAGTTTCCATCTTCTAATTTTTCTACCGTTCTTGGTCTTATCAAAATATTCTGTACCATCTAATACTCTTTTAGCAGTACAAAGCATTTGAGCAGACTCAAGTATCATTTTTACAACGTGTTTATCCAATAACATCTTGGCAGCTTTTACTGGATCTTTATCAACATAAAATATATTCATTAGTGTATCAACCTCCTAAAATAATCCATCATATTATATTCTTCGGCAAGTTTTTTTAACTTTTCATACCACATAGATTTCATTTCATCAGACGTAGCATTAGCACACGCTTTTGCTAAATTATCTAATCTATGTTTTTTTGTATTGTCTGTTATTCTATTTAAGTCTTCTACTGTCATCATAACTATTATTATATATCAATTTATTATAAAAGTCAAGCACTCATTTTACTACTTTTTACTGTTATTCCAGTCATATATTTGATTTAATTTAAGTCTTATTTCATCTGGATTGTCACCAAACTCTTTAGCAAGTGCTTTAAAAGGTTTGAGTCGTTCATTTCTACCTTCTAATACTTCAATTCTCTTTTTTAATTTTTCTTTTTCATCTGTTTTTAAAGACTCTTTTTTACTCTTCCATTGTCTTAATGATATGTTAGCAGCAATCAATAGCAATACTGCTAATGGATCAAATACAAATATAAGTATCAATATGACAATACGAACCGCTTTATCAAAATTGTCTTGTGCGTTTTCACCATATATCAGTTCAGCAACATATTTAATTGGTCCGACTTCGGCTTCAATCTTATCTTGTTCTAAACTTAATGATGCCTTTTGATTTGTAAGCTCAGCAATCTTATCACTTGCGTTGTTGATTGCTGTATTTAAAGTGTTTCGTTCTTCCTCTTGTTTTGCTCTTTCTTTTAGTCCTCGTGTTACATATTCCTTTTCTATGTAAACTTCTAATGCTTTATCTAACTGGTCAAGTGTCTTTTGTGACCTGTCTATAATTAACTGTTGTTGATTGATTTGATTATTTAATAATTCTATTTTTATGTTATTACCTGATGTAGGTTTTACTTGGTCTAGGTGTGCCTTTGATAGAAAACCAAAGATACCCATTGATGTAATGAATATTAAAACTATAATGGCACCAAAAAGATATGCTTTTAATAAGCGTGGTACATCATTATTCCAATTGTTATATAACCAACTGGCCGCTACTAACTTACCTACTTCTAAAGCAGAACCCATAGCAATAATAGGTATTACAGCACCAGCAAATAGTGTTGCTAATCCTATAATTGAATAACCTGCAGCTATTATTGATATGCTTATGGCTGATAGGAAAGTTAATAGTGTAAGAAACATAGTATTATTATTTATCTATTAAATACTTTTTTTTGTACCAATTATAAAAAGGTTTATCAGTAAACAATTCTGCTATTTCACTAGCAGGTACTTGGTCACTACGAATACAATCAGCCACATCTTGGTAGTCTGTTATATCAACTTTTCTTGTCATTTTTTTACTCATACTATTTTCTCCTATTGTTATTAAAAGTCTTCTACGTTTTTCACTTTCTAAATAAGTCATCTGTCGGATTTGGTTCTTTTTTTGGTTTTGGTTTTATAGCATTATAACCCAAAACATAAGCAATCATCATACCTACTATAGTTATCAATGTACCAAACACACCAAATAATAATCCATATTCTACTGTCATTTATTCTCCTTGTGGTTTCTTTATTGGTTTAACGTGTGAATCCTCTTTTACTTTTATTTCAATATCAGCAATCTTTTCTTCTCTATCTCTAATACTTTTTATAATGTATAAGACTCTATCGGAATAATCAACTGTGGTAGAATATGCTTTTAGTGTATCAACTAATTCAATTGGATCAAGTGTTTGGTTAAAAGCAACTTTTTTATCTCTTAAATTTCTAAATTCTTCGTAAGCATAATGATTGTTTAAAAGTTCTACAAAAAATTTAACACCTTGACATTTTGTTTTAAACTTTCTTACACCCCAGCCTTTCCACTTTGTACGACCTTCTAGTAACATATGTGGTACATCTTTATCATAAGTTCTTATACCAAATAAATTGTTACCTTCAATTGCAAATCTACTTGTACCCCAACCAGACTCTAATGCGGCCATGGCCACAATCATTTCTGTAGGCACTCTTTCAAATCTTGGTGTTTCAAAGTTTACCCAATCAACACATTTTTTAACTGCCTCTACAAATTGTACATCATTTTGATACTCAAAAGCAGGTTCATGTAAACCTAAATCATTTGCCCAAAGAGTATATTTGATTTCTATATTTTTTTCTACTTGATATTTTGTGTAAGGATTGGGATAAAAAGTACCTGCAATAAATGTGGTTAACAAAATAACCATACAAGCAGAAATAATTTTAAGTATATTATTTTTTCGTGTCTTCAACTTTACCTACCTTGATTATCTTTTTTAAATCATTTAAAGTTCTTTTTTTATTAATAGTAACTATATACCATTTATATCTTACCTTGTGTTCGCTACTAGGGCCGAAAGATGGTACATCATATTCTCTATTAAATACAATTAAGTCTTGTAAATATAACTTAACTAAATCATCAAGTATTGGTTCGCTGTGTTCTTTTGGTACTGTAGGTGTTTTAAATTCACCTTTACCTTTTACAACCATTTGTAATATGTCTTTGTGTTTTTTCAATAGTTTCATTATATACCTTTCTTTACATAGTATTCGTAACCGTGCTCTTCAAATTTCTTTTGAGTAAACACAAGTTGGTTATTATCTAAAAGTTCTCTATAACCTTTAAATATCTTTTTACTGGTTCTGCCTGGAAAGTTATTTAGGATATCTTTGTGTAAATGTCCTGTATAATATAGTTCCCACTCACCTACATTGTTTTGTAAAACATAATCAATTATGTTTATACCTTTTTTGATTTGATTTTTTAACCAATCATCAACATGGTTCTTCTCACCTTTACTCATAATATACTTTCTTCTTTCTATAATTGTAAGCCAATATAATTGACTTTAGGTCTAAAGGACCAAAATACATCATTATGGTTTCCTGTATCACCTAGGTTTTGCATTTGGTACAAGTGTACCATTTCATGGACTAATGTGTCCAAGAAATCTCTTTTTTCTGGATAGGCAGGTAACATTTCTAATTGATACAATCTAGTGCCTGCTCTTTTCCATTCAAACGTTACAACTTGACCTACACACTTCTCTCTTGTTAGGTCTTTAATTTTTACTTTACCAAATGGTGAAAGTTTACCATCAAAAATGGCATTGTTTAATTCTTTAAAATAGTTTTTAATATCTTTGTAAGTAGTCTTGTATTTTCTTTTAACAGAAAATTCTTTTTTTAATTTCTTTTTAAGTTTTAGTGCTTTTGATTTTCTGGTTGTTTTACTTGGCATTTTTGTTTCCTTTATCTTTTAATTTGTCGTATAACAAAAATAATATACCAGCCAAAATAACTATAAAAATCTCTTTTGGCATTATTGTATAAATGAGTTCAAGTATTTCGTTAATCTTACTGACTACATCCATCATTCATACCACCATTTTCTAATAACTTACATTTGTACTTCTCATCAGCCTTCATTCTTAAATCAGCAGCAACACCATCTAAAATAGCAGGCAAATAAACTTGTATAATGTTTATCATATCAATCGCATAATTATGAGCAAGAGTCTGTAACTCTTTTTCTAATATAGCGGTTGTATCAATATCTGTGCCTTTAATAGTTTCAGATATGATATGACCTACAGTAGCAGTTGTTTTATCATCAGCCTTAACAACATTAAATATTGACCAAGACCAGATATAGACAAAAGCAAGAAATAATGTAAATAATGATTTTCTCATTACTGCACTCCATAATATATTACTTCATCAACATTGTCAGCGTGAATATCTAATAAATTCACATTGTCAACTTTTAATATATCTTTAGCAGCAGTTTCTTTTGTAATCAAGTTTTGTTTAACTTGTAATA